GACGCTTACAAGGCTCAAATTGAGGCAGGTATCCCATTAACTCAAGACGATCATAATATACGAGTTAAGCAGCAAGATATTATTATTGAGGGTCAACAGGCAGTTGATGAAGGGCCAAACCGAGAACAGGCGCAAAGCATAGTTCAAGATGCTGTTGGTCAGGAGGTAGCGCAAGAACAAGCGGCAGAATTAGGAGGCTCACCACGATTGACGGTAGAGCAACCAACAACGTCAATTGGTCAGGATAACTTGTAATTTGTAAAATGCGCCAAATGTTAGTACAATTAACCACAAGGCATACGCTGAGCCATTAATCAGCGGCTAAAATTAACCGAAAGGTGTTACGCGTGACAGACCAAGCAAACCAAGCTGCACAGGTGGAGCCTAGCTATAAAATCGAAGGTGAAGATCAAGCCCAAGACCAAATAGCAAGCGCAAACCAATCAGTCGATTCAGCAACGACTACAGAAGTTAAAGCAGATGATAAGCCAAATGATGGCTTTCAAACGCGAATTAACAAAGTAACAGCGGATAAATACGCAGAAAAACGCAGAGCAGACGCTTTACAGGTAAAACTGGATGAGCTTAGTAAAACACCTAGCGTTGAGCAGGTTAAAGCACCAGTGCTTGAGGACTTTGATTTTGATGAAACAGCCTTTAATCAGGCAAATATTCAGCATCAAGTTCAGCAAGAGCTAGCAAAGCATGCTGACGCGAGAAGGCAAACAGATACGGATGATAGAGCGCGCCAAGCTGCTGATGATTTTAATCAGAAAGTAACAAAGTTTGGCAAGGAAGATTTTTTCGAGAAAGCAAATTCGATACCCGTTCTTCCTACTGGGGTAGCTGATGCGTTAATGCAATCAGATATTGGCCCTGAGTTAATTTATCATCTTGCTGATCATTTAGATCAGGCTGATGCTTTAGCCGGAATGACTCCGGCGGCTGCGATGATGGAGTTAGGTAAAATTCATTCCAACATGACCGCTAAACAAAACATTGAACCTAGTGCAGCACCAGATCCGATTCAGCCGCTTTCGAGCGGGGGCAAAATAAGCTCAGAGCGTGGTCCGGCAGGCGCAACTTTTGAATAAGGATTAAATAGCATGCCTAATGATTTTGACAGTAACTTTACCCGAAAACTCGCTCGGGTATTTTTAGAAAAGTTCGACAGCGAGCGTGTTCTATCTAAGAACGTTGATACTCAACTTTTAGCAAACAAATTCGCCCCAGATACCGGCGACACCGTAGACTTTAAACGTCCCACTGATTATGTTTCAGTGCGCACACCTAAAGGTGATGTGTCAGGAGAAACCAAGTCAGATATTATCACTGGTAAGGCTTCCGGTGTGGTTCAAGATTACTTCACAACCTTTGTCGATTTTGACGAAGCAGACGAAGCGATCAAAATGGATCAGCTTGATCAACTCTTAGCTCCTTTAGCTACACGCATTAAGACGGATCTTGAGCTTGATTTCGCTGGGTTTATGATGAGGAATACCGCTCTGTTAGCTGGTACAGTTGGTACCGCTGCTGATACTTGGGGTGATATAGCCGAAGCTGGCGCAGTTATGAAGGCTAGCGGAATACCTTCTGATATGCCGTGGTTTTATACCGTCAATCCATTCACTCAAGTGGCATTAGCTGACACTAATAGAAGTTTAGGCGCCGGTGGTGTTGCCGGTGGTTTGGTGAAAACGGCAGTTGATGATGCTACCATTGCTTCAAGGTTTGCAGGCTTTGATAAAGTAATGACAGCGACCACACTGGAAAGTTACACCATTGGAGCGGAAGCAGATCGAGCAGGCACCTTGTCAGGCACACCAACCGTTACTTACTTGGCAGCCAAAGACACTATGACCCAAGTGTTAGCTGTCACTGCGGTTGGCGCTGGATCTACTGAGTTGAAAGCCGGTGAAACTGTAACTATTACGGCGGCAAGTGGTGCGATTAACCGACTAAACCTATCAACCCGTAAGGTCATACTAAACGCAGCAGGATCGCCAATAGTGTGGACCGGCACAGTTGTGGCGGATGTAACATTGGCTGGTGGTGCTGGTAACGTAACAGTAACAGGCCCGGCTATCTTTGAAGTTGACGGAGCATTTAACACTGTTTCACAGTCCCCTTTAAGTGGTGATATTGTTACTTTCTCAGGTGCAGCGAATGCAATCATTCAGCCAAACTTGTTCTGGCACAAGCAGGCGTTCTCAATCGGCTCAGTACCTATTAAGAAGTTGCACTCTACAGATACTCTCGCAACTACTGAAGATGGTCTGCAATTCCGTGTATCCAAAGGTGTTGGATTTTTAGAGAATCAGCAAAAGATTCGTTTCGATTTCCGTCCAGCTTACGGTGTAATGAATCCGTTCTTCGCAGGACAGGGCTTCGGCGCTCCATAAACCAGCAATCCAATAAACCAATAATCCCCGTTTAGGCGGGGCTTACTATCATGAGGATAAGAAAATGACGTTTGATTCAACAGGTCTAAAAGCAATGGGCGGCAAAGGGAAAGCCTTTGATAAGGGCAAGATGTTTGCTTATACAACTTCCGATTCAATGGCAACAGTTAGAGCTTCTGGGTATTTGATGGCGTGTCATCTAGCCTTGATTCTGAATATTTTATTGCCGTGAAAGCATCTGACGGTGTGAGCCTTTTAGCGCTAACCCGCGACTCTACCGGCCTGATACTTACCACGGACACAAACATCCAGGCTATCACTGGTGCTGGAGCTGTCGACGTTATTACCGATGTTACTCAGTTCACATCTGACGGCGCAGCACAGGCTTTGACTATTGCAGACGGTTATATAGGTCAGCGGAAAATTGTCGTTCATGTAGTTGATGGCGGGAGTGGTGTATTAACCCCGGCGAATGGGCTTGGATATTCGACTATCACTTTCACGACTGCTGGCGAAGCTGTAGAGTTGATGTTTCTGGCAGGTGGATGGGCCGTAATCGGTTTTGGTGGGCTTACCGCTACATTACCGGCTATCGCTTAATTGGCACCATAAATAAACAAGGGGGCTTCGGTCCCCTTTCATCTGGAAAATAATCATGTCCGAATTTATAGAGTGGGTAAGAGCTACCGGCTTACCAATAACGCTGCAGAATACTGAAAATCTAAATAATTACGCAAATCAGGCAGGTTGGAAGCTTGCCAATGATGTAGATCACGAAGCGGTTATTCTTGGCATGGAAGACAAGAAAGAGATCGAGCAATACGTTATTGACGTTTGTAAAGTAGACATAAATCTACAGGGAAAACTAAGCACAGTTCAAAATAAAGCTATTAAAGCTATTCGAGGTAATGATGACAACAGCGAGACAAATAGTTAACGGAGCTGCTGAAGAAATTGGCGTAAAGACGGCTGAGATAACGCTAGAGCCAGATGACTTTCAAACTATCTTTGATCGCATGAATGATATGCTGTTAGAGTGGGCAGATATCGGATTGACCCCGGCATTTAACGAGGTATTTAACGGTGATGACACCATTGAAATAGACTCAAATGCAAGAGCGGCTATCAAATTTGCATTGGCAATACGATGCGGACCATCATTTCAAAAGCCAATCACTGCTGGTTTAGCCGAAAATGCGAGAGATTCACTATCTAGACTCGAAGCATCAACTGCATTTATTGGAGATGTTCAATTCCCCGACACATTACCAATTGGATCTGGCAACGAATGCCCTGAATTTGGGTTCTCTCAAGATGATAGATTTTTCCCTAGCAATTCAAAAGAGAATTTTTAAATGCCTAGAACTCCCCTACCATTACCGCTTGGTTCTTATCTGTCTGAAGTTTTACCTTTGGCGGCTCAACGGGTGATCAACTGGATTCCCGTTGTTAGCGAATCTCAAGCATTAAGCCCGAATATTTTATTACAGCGTAACGGGCTGTCAACTTTTGCCGACACTAGTAATGGTATAGGTCGAGGTCAACATGTTATGGCTGGTGTTGAATTCTCTGTCAATGGGACATCACTATTTACAACATCATCTGCTGGTGTATCGACTAATTTAGGTACAATCATCGGCACTAAGCGGGTTGTAATGGCTGATAATGGCACTTTGTTAGTCATTGTTGTACCTGGTAGTAACTCTTATGTATGGGACGGCACAACGTTAACGCAAATAACAGATCCAGATTTCCAGGTTTCCGATACCGTTGAATTTTACCGAGGTTTTTTCGTATTCACTACCACGGATGGGTTACAGCTATTTGTTTCAAATCTCAATCAGCCATTGGTATTCGATGCTTTGGATTTTGGTAGCGCAGAGGGTGATCCAGATAGAATTGTAACTCAGATATTAAATCACGATGAATTGACTATTTTAGGGTCAGAAACAAGTGAAGTATTTAAACTTGTTGGTGGCTCAGGTTTTCCTCTTGCAATTATACCTGGGGCATTCGGGCAAAAGGGCGCACACAGCAAGTACGGAACAGTGGCATTTGATAACACTTTCCTATTTATTGGCGGCGGCGAAAACGAAAAAACAGCAGTGTGGCGTAAAACATCGAGCAGCAACTCGCAGAAAATATCAGACAATGCAATTGATACG